GTGGTCTGGCTTCCTTTGGTCGCCAAGCGGAAGGTGCGAAATCCAATATCAAATGTGATACGCTCATTCTGGATAATGAGTCCACATCCGATACGATTCCTTACAATGAAATTATGAATGATAACATCATGCTGGAGCATGAAGCTACGGTATCCAAAGTGTCCGAGGATCAACTCTTCTACCTGATGAGCCGTGGTTTGACTGATGCCGAAGCAACACAGATGATTATCATGGGCTTCATTGAACCGTTCACGAAGGAATTGCCGATGGAATATGCGGTAGAGATGAACAGATTGATCAAGTTCGAAATGGAAGGCAGCATCGGTTAATAAAAACCTAGGTTTATAGAGGGTTTTTTGGATCTGATCTGTCTGGTGATCCCGGTTTGATACCGGAAGTATCAAAAACGCTCATGACTTCATGTTTGCGTTCCACGTATAAGTGGCCATAAGTATTTGCTGTCTGCTTGATATCATCATGGCGTAGTAGCTCTTTAACCAGATATATATCTACGCCTGAATTTATCAAGTAAGAAGCATAGCTATGACGAAGGTCATGGATTCTTAATTTAGGGAAAACCTGTTTGAATTTTTTTCGAAAATGGGAATAGTGATATGGTGCGATTCCACCGAATATGTACATGGATTGAGTAAATCCATATATGTGTTCAGTGGAATCGTTTTTTATTCTGACAAGCATTTCTTTGATAAATTTAGAGAAAGGAACGTAGCCCTCGCTGCCTTTAGTTTTAGGTGTTGTAGTTTGACGCGTGATAATATCCATAGTCTTATTTACATAAAGGTTTGTTTTCACGGAGTTTTTCTCTTTCTAGTTTTCTTAATTTTTCGTGTTGTGCTTCTTTTTCTTTTTCTTGAATAGTCATTCGAATTATGATTAAATGACGATCCATTAAATTAGCCTTATACGTTCTAAATCGCCAAATCCGCTATAAAATAAGCAATAAGGACCGTGACTAGAATACTAGTAAAAAAAGCTAACGTTATAGTTTGATCAGAATTTGTAAAGCTTGAAACAGTTGCGTATGACGCAATAGTTAAGCCGAAAATAGTCACTATTGAAATAAGATATTTAGAAAGCTGACTATTCTCAACATATCGAGGGCTCTTTATTGCAATTTCCTTTTCAAGGTTTTGTAACGATTCTAAGCTGTGTTGGCGATAATATCTAAAAAAATCGGAATTAGTTTTGGATAATTCATACTCTTCATGTGTGAATGCTTTTCCTTTAACGAACATTCTTGATGGTCTTCTCAATTTCAAATGAACCCACTTAAAGTTCGAGATGTCCATAAGTATAAAAAAAAGAAAAGCAGCGATAGGTGGTCCGAAAAAAATTAGTGCTGTCATTCAAAAAGTCCTCTTTTTATCTTTTTTTTTACTTGTTATACCAAGAGAAGATATATTTAGGTTCAACTTTTTACATAGCATCCTTCGGATGCTTTTTCTTTTGCAAAAATATACAAAAGAGCTTAATGTGACGCGACTTCGTTGATATAGATCAATTTGGTAGATTGCTGCGGGGCCCCTTTTACACAGAGAGCAGAGGTTCAGGTTCAAGTCCTGATGTCGGCGCTAACGCACGGATGTAGAGAAGTTTGGCCGTTCTCGCCTCCCTTGGAAGGAAGAGACCGCAGGTTCAAATCCTGTCATTCGTATTTTCATAACCTTGCTTCACACTTACCGCTTCTTAGTAGGCGGTCATTTTTTTCTTTTATTAACAAATCTAATTTTGATGGTCGATTCCATGAATACAAAGAAAAATAAAATATTTAAAATAAAGGGTATATTCTGTATAAAAAGAAAAATATTGAAATTAATTAAGAATGATAATAGAATAAATGAGTAAGTATAAAATTTGAAAGAGGGGTTTATACCTTGAAAAAATTACTTTTAGCTACTTCAGCCGCATTACTTCTCGCATTAAGTTCAGGAATAGCAGGTGCAAGTGCCGCAGACTTAAAAGCAAGCACAACCGCATCTAAAGTTCTTAAGTACACTATTACATTAAAAGTTGGGCAAACTTATCAGTTAGGTTCTGGGCGTAATTATACATATTACAAATCTGGATATGCGAAGGATTCTTTCGGGGTTAGTAGTACAGGACTAGTTACGGCATATAATTGGAATTTCCAAGTACAGGACTGGGAAGATCACGGTATTATTAATGTAGTAGACGCTAATGGGAATGAACTTGAAGAAGTACATGTAAGAATAACTCCATAATTTACTTAGCAACAGGTGAAGAGCATCCTTCGGGGTGCTTTTTTCCGTCACATACAAAACAAACACAATCGGCGGGGGGGGGGATGTAGATGGCCGAGAAGCATGTACTGGCTGATCAGGATTACCTGGATGGCCTGAAATATAAAGAGATCGCGGAGAAATACGACGTCTCCCTGAACACGGTAAAAAGCTGGAAGCAGCGTCACGGCTGGAATAGAGAAAAGGGTGCACACTCTCCAAAAGGTATGCACACAAAACGACCTGGTGCACCGCCTGGCAATCAGAACGCCAAAGGGAATAAAGGCGGATTCGCTCCCAAGGGAAATAGCAATGCGAAGACACACGGTCTGTTTGCGAAGTATCTGCCTGCAGAAGCCAGGGAGATCATGGAGCTGATCGAGACGAGATCCCCGCTTGATATGCTCTGGGATCAAATTACGATTCAGTTTGCGGCCATTATTCGGGCACAGCCGATCATGCATGTCATCGACAAGAGCGAAATGATCAAAGAGCTGAAGAAAGAGAAATTTGAGATTGTCGGTGTTCCTGGAGAGAAAGAAGGGGATCCGGCACAGATGAAGCAGATTCCGATTGAGCAGGAATACGAATTCCAATTTGCCTGGGATCGGCAGGCTACGTTCCTCAACGCGCAGAGTCAGGCTATGGCAACACTGCAGAACATGATTAAGCAATACGAAGAGATGTGCCGTCAGGGTCACGCTGATGAGGAGCAGCAGCTGAGACTCCAGAAGCTGAAAGGCGAGGTCAGCCTGATTGATCAGAAGGTGGCTAAGGATGATGACAAGCCGATTGAGATCCGGATCGTTCGAAAGGGTGAACGCTCATGACCGACAAGGAAGTGAACCCCCATTTCGAGGATTTCCTGTTCGATTGGCAGCATAAGTTTTATTTCCTGGTCGGTGGATATGGATTTTCCAAGAGCTATCACGTTGCCCTAAAGCTGGTTCTGAAGCTGCTGGAGGAGCGCAGGACTGCCTTGGTGGTCAGAGAGGTGTACGACACGCTTCGGGATTCCACGTTTGAGCTGCTTTCGGAGATCATTGTCGATTTGGAGCTGGAGGGAAAGGTTAAACTGATCAGTTCACCAATGCAGATCCGGTTCCCGAATGGCAGCAAGATCATATTCAAGGGGATGGACAAACCAGTCAAACTGAAATCCATTCACAACATTTCGATTGTTTGGATTGAGGAGTACAGCGAGGTGAAGTATGCAGGTTTCAAAGAGTTGATCGGACGGCTGCGGCATCCGAAGTTGAAACTGCATATGATCCTGAGCACCAATCCGGTTAGCACAGCAAACTGGAGCTATAAGTATTTCTTCAAGGATCCGAAGAACGATGTGCACGTGCTGGATGACATGGATATGTATCGTGATCGCGTTGTGATTATCAAGGATACGTATTATCACCATTCCGTGGCTGATGACAACCTGTTCCTTCCTGAGAGCTATATCGAGCAGCTGGAGGAATTGAAGATACATGACCCCGACCTGCACCGCATTTCGCGGCGTGGGCGTTTTGGCGTGAATGGAACCAGGGTGTTGCCACAGTTTGTTGTTGCACCGTACGCTGAGGTTATGGCCGAGATCCAGGCGATTAAATCTCCAGTGAAGCGTAACGGCATGGACTTTGGTTTTGAGTCGTCATACAACGCCTTGGTTCGCCTGACCGTGGATCACAAGGAGAAGATCCTGTATATCCATTAGGAGTATTACAAGAACAAGATGACGGATGGGCTCCAATAGCTGTACCTTTTCTTGAATTTACAAGTTGCTTAAATATTGGTAATATCAAATTGATACTATGAGAGGAGGGGATTTCATGTTAACTGAAGAAATAGTGATGTCTCTCACTGAAGGACTGTCTATACTAAATGAAGAAATAAAGAAGGACAAATCTACGTTGGATTTCCTTTAGAAGACTATTCAATATCAAACAAGCAAAACACATAACAACTCACAATCCCTAGAAGATGTAATTGATGCTATTTATGGACCTCCTACTGGAGCAGCTTTAGAATTAATTATAACTGGTGAGAGAGAAGAACTAGAAGAGTACATAGAAGAGAACAAGCATTTTTATTTATCGATTAGAGAAAACTTTCGTTATGCTTTTCTCGCCTCGGTGAGAAGCTATAATTTTTCACCTTACGCACTAATGCATGTGGAACCCGTTACGAATGAAAAAAGCTTGTTTCGATTTCTGAGAGCAGATAGTTCTTATTTCGATATAGATTTAGATACATTTTCGTTCACTCAGCTCAATTCGTTGTCTACTAATGCCCTGTTTAGTCTTCTGACTTCTGAAGATACAGATGAGGATTAAAAATCAGCTATTAAGCACTATTTAGAGAGTTTAAACGAATATTTAACTAACAACTTAAAAGAGGATCGGCTATGACAACGCAAGGTCAAAAACAAATCAAAAGTTTTGATAACGCTCCAACGGGACTTGAGAAGGCAAGAAAAGCTAAAAATGATAGGGTAACATCAGTTCTTACACGATCTTTTAAAGAACTTTTTGATACATTGAGAGCATATGATTTATCAAAGAATATTCCTGATGATCCTAGAATGAGTGAGGTAAAACAGGGGGTTTCGCAAGTGTCATTTACTTATCCACCAAATAGTAATGGTAAAGAAGGTGATAGCATGATGAATCTAACAAATGGACTTTTGACCATCTAACACGCGATGCTTGTTTATCGGCTATAAATGATATGAAATCAGATCTGCGTTCCGACTTTAAAGACGAGGCAAGAACTACAAAATTTACTGTTATAGGCCTAACTATCTCCGTTATATTAGGTGTTGCTGCAATGGTTATTGCCGTCATGGTCGCTACTTAAATTTTTACACGCCACCTCACGGACAAAAGAGCCCTGTTTACCTTCAATGGTCAGCAGGGCTCTTTTGGTTTATCTACTTAATTTGTACAGACAATACTGGTTCAACGAAACACTCTCCGCAGCGGCTCGCTCCACCAATTGCTGGTGCAGACTCCGGGGTACCCGCAAATTGAATTTACCGCTGTACTCATCTCGCCGACAAAGTACTACAATTAAAAATGGCCCTCCTGCAAATTAAGCGGGGGAGCCATTTGAACAACACTATAATATTATTTAGCTGGTTTTTGTGAATTGAATTGTATAAGGTTCGTTGTAGTTGTTGATTCCGTTATCCATAATTCTGAAATACACTTTTTCACCTGGTTTAGCGTTCCAGCTGATCGCTTCAGGGTATCCGGGGCCATTCCAGTTATCCATTTGAATGGACAATATCGCACCGCTTGCATTCATTTTAATAACACCCATAATAATGTCAAAGTTAGCAGGTGGAGTGGCTATAACAGAATATGTGATTTCGGATGAACCGTTAGTATTGTCTATTACATAATAATCGTTGTCGCTCATGCTATCTAAATATTGTGTTGCGCTAAATCCGGAAGATTGGCTAACGCTTGAATACATCACTTCCGCGGTCTCAAAAGTATCTGCCCAACCAGTTTTAGCAAATGCCGAACTTGAACCAAATGCCAATAAACAAGCAGTTGCCATAACAGAAATAGAGAATTTTCTTAATCTTTTCATATTCAAACCTCCCAAATATACTAGAACCAATAAAGTAAGATTCTGTTTTAAGTTGTTATTTGAAATTAAAGATATCGAAGAGCTCTCACATAATTAGGTCGGCCAACCATGGATAAATATACCATATAAAATCGACATTTGTAAATAATAATATTGTAAAATGTTGGCTGTATAAATATTATTTTGGAATGTTCTGTTTATAGAATTGATGGAAATGAGTTATTATGTGCAGGGGGAGAAATGATAGATTGGTGATGAAGATGAATTAAACATATAAGGTACAATCTACAGATAAGGTTAGCGAGAATGAAACCCTCTCATTACATATATGGGTTTTTATTTGATTTCTTGACATTATTATCTATTGGGAATTATATTAAATTAATACATAAGAAAAGGAGACTTACTAATATGAAGAAATTGCTCGTATCATTATCATTAGGTGTACTAGTAGCAACTGGTTTGTCAGTATCAGACAATTCGTCTTTTGCTACAAAGGTTGAAGCAAAAGAATTGGTTTACACAGTTAATTTGCAGCCCAATGGAACTTATCAATTGGGTTATGGATCGGGGTATAAATACAAAGTAATCACAAGCACAAGTTCCGATGGAACACCCGATATCACAGTGTCCTCCAGTGGCTTATTGAAATTATCTTCTTCACCGATTAATGTTGGAGTGGCAGGGTATGTATATGTTATGGATAAATATGGTGATGTACTTGAAGAAGTAACAGTTCAAATTAAATACTAATTTGAAATAACCTGTGCGTAGCAACCTTTAAGGAAGCACCCCACCGAATTTATTCGTGGGGTGCTTTGCGTCTATCACAATAAAAGTGAACGGTGATAAAGATGAATCGTACATATAAGTTACTATCTACAGATATGGATTTCCTCGCAGCAGCCTTTACCCAGTTACGTGTATCTGTTTGACATGTCTTAGGGGATCGTGAACACATCATTGAATACGGCGGACCAGTAGAAGAGTATAGTCCAGTATCCATTAAGATTTTGGGGAAGAGATACTTTCGTGATACGTTTGAGTTCAGGGTACAAAAATAGAGCAGGAGGGATGACCTCACTGCTCTTTCTTTTTATTTGGTCGTATACTCACTTACTTCAAACGTCAAAATTTTATCGAATATCACGTAATCTGTACGCTTGCTGAATGGACCTTTGTTGTTGCTATATTTGTTTATGGCGAACTTGGCCGGGCCAGCGCCTACATCACGAGCATCGTACCAGTTGAGGAATGCATTTACATCACTCATTGGGAGATCAAACTCTTTTTCAAGGCCTGTTGTCATCGTTACAACTAGAATGGCACGATCTGCAGATGGATCTACTGGATCTACTGGATCAACCGGATCAGTAGGGTCAGGTGATGTATTCGGATCCTTACTATAGAAGAAGTCAAGTTCGTTAATATTAATGTCTTCTCCAGACATTGTGTACAAAGTAATGTATCTTACTTTACTTATAACTTTTCCGTTGGGTAGTGGTTCGAGTGTTCCAGTCCCACCTTTTAGGGTGAACTCATTTAAATAACCAGTCGATCTATCGTAAAAGTTAATTCTCATATTTTTTAAATCGCTGTTAATTTTAAAGGAATCAATTGTTCTATCTGTTCCTAAATCAATCATTACCATTTTATTTTTAGGAAGTAAAGCTCCTGTTGTTTCATTATTATCGGTAATTAATGTTGTTACAATTTTAGAGTCATGTGGCTTTGTAATAAAGTAGATATCAGGAATCATAATTGTGGAATCTTTGCCATTAGCATAGCCACCCGTATAAGCACTTACAGAAGATAAAGGGATAAACACAGACAAAATAAGCGTGAAAATTAATAGTAGATTGATCTTTCTTTTCATTGGTTCTTATTTCCTCCTCAGGGTTAATTAAGAAATAATATTACAAAAATTAACAAAGGTTGTCTAAACAATAAATCCTACATATTCAATTAAATATGTAAAAGTGAATGAATATTTTTCGTTACCCAGAACACCGCGAAGCATACTTGGTGCAAGAAGGACTACAAAGGAGACGGGGCAAGCCGGTTTTGGACGTAGCTCATTGAAGAAGCGATCCTGGAATCTTACCAAGAATGCCGATCTGTTACGTTGACTGTATTTAACCCATTTGATGACGAAATCATGCCGGGCGTTGTGACATCGATCGATAAGCCAAACAGGAGAATCAAACTTGTACGCAGCGATGAAGATTACAGTTGGCCTAAGATAGAAGAGATTATTTCAGCAACCATATAAACGCTGAAGCCCCAGGGTTATCCCAGGGGCTCATTTTTTTTCTTCTATTATATAAAGCTTCCGGAACATCTGATTGATGATACCAGTGGTGATACCGAAACATTGAATAAATACAAAAAGCCTCATATAAAATGTGTTGCGTTACATGCATAATTCGCATTGATAGGGAATATTCGTTCCTATTTTCGTCCTATTAATGTCGAAATGGAAGGCAGCATCGGTCAATACAGCTGCCATAGCCTGGGGTCGAAAACGTCGATTCTGATTTTGGCGAAGCCTTGCTGAATCAGTTTTACGTGATCTATATACAGCATCAAGAAAGATCGAGGGAGTTTATCCCTCGATCTTTTTTTTATTGCAGCAGAAACACGTTCAGAAGCTATTCTGGTTTTTTTTGTAATAAAATAAGATCAATAGCACAAGCCATTTACTAGATTCAAGCATCTAATGATAGAAAAGGATGTGAATATACATGAGCGACAATCCGTTTAAGGGATATCGGATTACAAGTTCATTTGG